GCTGGATCTTTTTCCAACCAATACTGTAATGGCTTAGAAGATGACAGCTTATTTGTTAAATGCGCAAACTGACTAACAGATATTCTTGTAAGCATTTGGTCTGTCTGCTTACTAGTGTCACCTGAGTCTGTGCGTATAAACGCCTCAACAATATCTAAAACATCGCCGCTAAAGGTATATCGAGCTGTTCCAGACGTTATAGCTTGAGATCCTTCTTGAATAGTCCAAAGGTTTAACCCTCTGTTTTGCCATTCTAAAAATAATAAATCCAAGCTGCGCCTAGCAGTTCTGTAGTCATAACCACTCTTTGCTTCTAACCCAGCACGCTCAAACGACTCTTCGACTATATCTCCAAGATCTAAATTAAATGTGTAGGTTCCGCTAGTAGCCATACTTTACTTCTTCGTGGTTTTTTTAGCTGGAGCTTTTTTAACAGCAGGTTCTTTTTTAGGCTCTGCTTTTTTAGGAGCTAATGCCTTTAGCGCTGCATCTGCTTCCTTCTTTGTATAAGGCCCAACATCCACAACTTCGTCTTCAGCATTTGCAATTTGATATACAGGATCTCCTGTAAGCAAGCTGTAGCCATTTTCAACTACCTTTAGTTTATCAGCCATAATTCCTCCGAATTACCTCTTGGGTCGTTTCTTCTTGTTGACCCCAACTTTTTTCATTGGCTTGCCAACCATTCTGCCACCCCGCATAGCCTTGGGCCGCTTCTTCTTGTTCACTCCAACTTTCTTCATTGGCTTCTTTCCGGGCATCTTAATTCTCCTTAAGTTGTTTATAAAACTGTTCTCTTAATTCAAAGATATGAGATGGCTCTGAATCTTTAAACATGGCTTCATAATATCCAGTAGGCTTTAACTTGTAAGCGGCTTCTTGCAACTTATCAAGCCTTTGGATGAATATCATGGCATATATCTCTTCTTCATCTGGCGGGATTAAAAGACTGCTTGTGTCATACTTAACAGGAGCATCATCTTCATAATCAAGCATTCCTTCATGCTCTTCATCATCTGGATGAAAACCCATTACCCAAAGATTCTTATCACCAAATGCACCATTAGCTATTCCATGATTAATGCCAATTAATCTTTGATGAAACTCTTCAGGCTCTTCTTGATACTGCGTATCTGCAATAATCGTTAAGTCTTTGTTATCATTAAAGTTTTCTAAAATATCAAACACAGGCCAATAACTCTTAAGGTGTTTAAACGTTATAACAACCTTATCGTCATTCCACGCTCTTCTTGCATACGGGCATGGAGACATCCCGTTATAACGATCATCAGGCTCTTCTAGCCAGTTAAAAGACCACTCTCTGATCTCCTTACGAATAGTATATTCCCGTATACTATTTGTTTTATTAGCTAGGTATTCGAGCTTTGCCATAACCACGATGCGATTTAACCGGCCCACCAGCCTTCATCATTGGCGGTCTTTCGACTTCAGTAAAAGCAGGTCTTGCTTTGGCTATTGCAGGCATTTTATATCCTCCTAATAGCTTATTAGTCCCACTTCCTCTCTCTCCCCTTCTAGATTGCCTTGTAAACTCTTCACTAGATGGGATTGAACGATCAGAATAAATTCTTCCAAAATTTGTCGGATCTCTTAAATCTCTTCTACTTTGCTTAGTTCTTCCAGCAACAGCCCTCTCCGAAGCGCTTAAGGTTTTTATCTCGCCCCTTGCTTTATCTTCTTTAAGAGCATTTGATTCATACTCAGACATTAACCATTCTTCCTGAAATATTGAGTACGAGCTGCACCGCTTCCACGAGCAATTGTTTTAGGCTCACCTACTAAGCTGCCACCACTCATCTTCTGTATTTCTTCCTGCTCAGATATAGCAATAGCCATAGCTTGTTTAGGATTAGTAACCTTATCTCCTGAACCGGATTTAAGGTCACCGCTTCTAAACTCCTTCATAACTTTTTTAATCTTCTTTCCAGCCATTACACCGCCTTTTTCAACGAGCCTTGCAGCTCCTTGCCTAGTTTTTTGATTGTCTGCTCCGACATATTAAGAAAATGTTCTAATGGCATTTTGTGCGCTATTGGTATAACGCTTTTTGTTTCAAGTATTACTACATCCACATCCTGATCCAGCGATATAACTATATTGCAAGGATCGGCAGGATCAGTAAGACAAAACAAAACCGCGACCATTTTTTCATCAAATTCACTAAGCATTATCCAAACCTTTTCGCAACCTGCATTACAACAACGTAAACGTCACCGCTAGAGTGACCTGTTGTAGTAAACTGCACATCGCCTGTAGTTCCAGAGGACAATGGATCTGGTAATCCAAACTCAGAAAAATCTAACGTATCAGTCCAATCAGCAGCTAATTGCCACGCAAGGTCATCAGTAGAAGCGTCAAATAATATCTTTACGCCCATACCAATGGTTTGATAATAGATTTTTTGTATAACAACAGACGAGCAAGATGCACCCGTAATACTTGGCGTTAGGGCAGAAACATCTATTTTAGTTACTGCACTTTCACCCGTTCCATCACTGACATTAATAAACTTAAAGATGGCTGTTTTAGGGCCATCTTGAATAGTTTGGGTTGATACTGCGTCAGCCATAAATGCCTCCTATTACTGGTCAGCAAATGCAGGAGCAGTCGCGCCCGTTACACTACCGAATATTTGGTAGTTAGTGGTGTTTAAACCCATAATAGTTACATCAAATCCAGCAGGTACATTTATCTGAATACTGCTGTTTGAGTTACCATCAGAAAAAACTGCGCTAACTTCGTTGTCAGTATCTAGGAATGTAACACCGCCAATATAAAAATTACTATTGCCGGGAGTAACTATGATAGCGTCAGTAGCGTCAGCCGCGCCGCCAGCATAAACAAACCTAAACATAGATCCGGCAATTGGAGCTGGCAATGTATAAGTATTGTCTTGACCGCCATCTGGAACAAGCAGAATCCTGCCGCTATGAGTTGCGTTAGTAAGCGTTACATCTCCATCGGAAAGGCTAACAGGCCCGTCACCAAGAGTTGCAATCTCAGTAATAGCACCAGTGCTAGTGTTTTTGCTTACGGTTTTGAAGGTGCTTTCAGATCGCACCGCACCTGAGAAAGTAGTAGTACCCATGTTCATCTCCTGTCGTGGGTTATGTCAGCCACACCATGCGGCTGTCAGGGATGCTTTTAGCATACACAAAAAAGAAAGGGGCAACAATGTGCCCCTTCTTTTTCACAAGCTTTTACAAGCTTATGCACCGGGAGTGCCGATAACGGATCTCCAATCGGAAACACCGAACGAGTATCGCTCGCGAGCTTTAAAGCGCATGTTTCCAGTATCAAAGTCACCTTCCATCGCAGTTTTGATGGCGGTTCTTTGAAACAGCTTGAAGCCATTAGGGGCATCGGTCTTGACAAAGAACGCGTCAGTGTCTGTCAGGAAGTGGTTTACCACTGCTCCCTCTGGAAGCATACCCATAGACTTGAGTGCGTTAGTGTCATTGTCGGCAGTGCCGGGACGCAGGTTAGAGTTCAACACTCGTTCTGCGACAAATTGCAGTTCCTTTGGAATGATTAGTTTCATTCCGCGAACAGCAATCTTCAGGCCACGCTCGTCGGTAAAGCCTGCGATATCAATCAACATCTGCTCAAGAGACGTTTCGTTGAGATCAGAGGCAGTTGCCAGTACGTTCGACTGATTACCCGAAATAGACGGGTGATCGGCTGCGCACAAGGCCGAGCCGTCTCCGATAGGGTTAGACGTGCTGAACGCATTGTTCAGTACGCTTGCCGCTCGGATTTGCTTGGTTTGTGACATGGAACGTGCCAGCGCACGAGTGTAGCGTGCCGCCAACTTGTCATAGAGATTATCTTCGATAGCTTCCTCGGTGATCGAAAAAGCCAGCGCGATTGTCTCGTGCGAGTATCGTGCAGTGAAAGTTTCCTGCGCTTGGTCGAACGAGATAGCGCCGCCTTCTGATTTCACAGGGGCAGTACCGAAGCCAGAGAGCATTACTTCTTCTTCAAACGCTCGGTCCGAAGACTCCGTGTCAAAGATTTCTGCGTGCTCTTGGTCGTAACGATCATATTCTAAGCCGAACAAAGCATTTAGGCCGGGTTCAAGCTCTTTCGCCAATTGGGCGCGTGTAATAGCCATTTAGACTCTCCCGTTAAATGCCAGTTGTCGTGGCAGTGGTTTGTGAATCGAAACGCGCATTTGGAGAGTTGTAGTGTGAGTTAATTCGCACAACCAAGCCAATACCTGCGGCTGCGAAATCACTGTTGGCTTCGTCATCGACGATACCCATGATTTTCAGCGGCAGAGTAGCCGTTGTAGCGATTGATGACACTGACAACGCTGAGTTAGAGCGTCCGGTATCCGTGCTGCCCGTTCGAGCAGACGTGCCAAGGCTAGCATTCGCAAAAACACCCGTTAGAGCAGTAGCTCTGTCGGTGATTGATGCGTCAGTAGCAACTTGGAAAGTTTGCATCGGGTTGTCTGCAACGAGAGCTTTGACGGGGTGATTTGTGTCAACGCTAACGCTAGCTGAACCGGGCCAGTAGTTTAAATAAACAGGCTTCTTACTTACTGAATCCATG